GGGTGGTCAATGTTGATTGGTGGGGAAAGTGGGAAATCTTGCCCCTGATTCGTAAAAGTCTCCTATACACCTCCTCATGTAGACCTTTTATCATATTCGGGGCAAGATTTCCCACCTTTCCCACCTTTCCTTTCCCACCTTTTCTTTCTTTCCTTTCTTTCCTTTCTTTCTTTAGAATATATTCTATATTCTCTTCCCTAATGATAAAAAAAATAATGATGATGATAATAATAAAAACCTACATATACTTCTTACAACAAAGTCCGCAAATTTATCAGTAAGATAACTTAATGAGAACCTACATATTACTTCTTACGACCCTTCACCCTTCACCTCATAAACTATTAAGTAATATCTGACAAATAACATATAAAGAAAATATATCAGTAATATATAATGAAAACTCACAACGAACGTCAACTAGAAAAGTTTTTGAAGTTAAAACAAAAATATGGCGATTTTGTTCGAGTCGATAATGTCTGTGTGTTTAGGGGAAAATCGAAGACAGTTTGTGTAAATATTGATTTACATTTAATTGAACCTCACCAAAGTAGATTATAGGATGCATAAGCGGGACTATACGGTTCGGCATCTTTCCATTTTTTGTTTCGTTTCAAAAACTTTTGTCTCCTTTCCTCGTCTCTATGTTTAGTAAAATCTTGATAGAGAGATGAACCGAAATGGATTCTCTTGTCAGTATATGGATCTATCAACATATACTTTTTATTCTTTCGAGTCGAAAAGTAGATTTGAACCTCGTCTCCATACAAGTTCTTTGCTCGTTTTAACACCATATCTGGGTCGCTAACTTCATATATATTCATATATATTATACAAGAGTTTATTTTCAAAAACTTTTGTCTGTGTATAATATATATGTACATTCTATCCATAGTTCGCCACGATATCAATCACGGAGAAATGGATATATTCCTGCCAATGAAAGTACCTACAAGGTCTATGTGCGAAATAGCATTCACAGATGCGGTGAACGAAGACAAACAATGTTTATCGAGAGACTACGAAGATGATGAATTTGTAGAGAATAATTTTGAATATAAACACAGAATAGATGAACTCGACGGATTGCTTCATATCAATAAGCGTCGTACAACCGATTAATCATAAAAAAACAACCGATTAATGTCGTCCAAAATACAAAAAATCATAAACTGCTCGTCTAGAGTAAGTTCATACATATAAATTAGAGTTACATTTTAATTCTAATTTATAATTCAATTAAAAAATACGGCGAAGATGAATGGAAGAGTCGTCCCCAAGAAATTTGAAGTTTGGTAAATTACCTACACCACTCGATATAGATTGGTATAAATACGTCCCCGTTTCAGCGGTTGTCCCGCCAATCGTTACTTCTTCAAAGACGGGCTCTGCCAAAGTCACATAAGAGAGTGCTGAATCTTCGGTATTGTATGTATTATTAGAGCCACTTCCCGCTCTGCTAACCAATACATTGACTATACCCTTTTTATTCCCAATATGACTCCTAGCACCACCGCTGTATAGACCACATCCCGACGCTTGAAGTTCGTAAGACCCAGCATCAAGTCGTGAATTAATACTGAGAGGAGCTTTATACACGCCGACAATATCTCCACTCTCGGATGACGCAATGGAACTACGATTTATTTCAACTCCGTCTTTTAACAATATAAGATGACACGCTCCCAATGCGGAATATCCAATCACTGGTCCAGCGGAAACACCAGCATCTGAAAATCCACTTTCTGTGAAGCATTGAAATTGAACTTGGGCATTAAATATGGATCCATCTTTGCCGGAAGCTATGTCAAATGTATCTAAAGTAAAAGTAGTTAAAGAACTTTCAATAACATTTCCGCTAGTCGTGTTTGTGTTGGTTAGTAACGTATCATTCCACGTAAAGTCATCGCTCCATTCCATAGATTTAAAAGTGGAAGAAAAATCTGAAGTGTCACTTCCGGTAAAGTCTGTGGGTTCAGAAACACCATCAAATTCGGATGCTCCCATAACCAAATTAAACTCGCCTACATTATCATTAATATAAATTGGTTTATTGATGTAATATTTACCCGCTGTGTAGTTAGATGTCGTAGGAGTAGTCGACACGAAGGAATTCGTTACGTCTAAAACAATTTCTTGGGTGGTACTATCTTGGTCAGTATAATTCAAGGCAAACTTCTCGTGAACATTCGACAAAGGAAAATACGCTTGATCTGTTTTAAATTCAAAAGCAATCTCTCCTGTAATTAAATAAAAACCTGATTCAAGCATACTATCGTATTTTGCTACTTCTAAAGTGGTAGTTCCTGTATGTTCGTTTGTGTCTTCAACCATTTCATATTCAACCAATTTACCTCCATCAATACACCCATCACGAAGCGTTTTTAAAGTTCTCATATATACTAAGTTAAGATAAAAAAAAGTGTTACGTGTTTATAAATCCTTGCTAAAAGTCAATTTTCGTTGTGTGAGAACCAGTTGCGGGTATGATTTCATAATAGTAGTCCATCTACTTTTGACATTTTTCAACTTTTCAATTTGTTTCTTGTCAAGTCCTAAATAAGAGTCCAACAAGTATTTTGAAGATTTCCCCCCCATCGCATTCATAAAAAAGGTTACACTATGCGATTCGGTCAAAATAAGTTTGGTAGCTTTGCCGTTACAAGCCGTATGCGTCGTGTAAACCACACTCGTTCCAGTGTGCCTTCCTGTTGTGAGTGCTTTGTCTAATATTTCATACACTTTCTTTAAAATCGGTTTGCTTGATATACAATCAACGTCGTCGAATATGAGTAAACTATCTTTAAAATCGTCGATTGAAAATTGTTCTCCAACAAAGTCATCATCGTGTATTTTAAACCGCTTCACTTTCTTTATTTTGTCCAATACCGCATCATCACCAACCGACGAAAATAACATAACCTCATTTCTCGGATGCTTTTTTATGTATTGTTTTATGTATTCGGCACTATAATACGATTTTCCGCTTCCACTAGCACCAGTTATATACAATATGTCTCGTTCTTTGTTACTAGCAACTTGCTGAAATGATTGGTGTGGTTCTAAATCAATTGTGGTATATCCGTTACGAACTTCGCCATCCAGCTCCGGATCGGATAAATAAACAATTTGTTCCTTCTTTGTATTCCTTTTATCGATAATTTTAGCAATAGGATTACCAACGGATTCGAAATTCAACATTATATAAAGATTAGATTTAATTTTTATATGATTCTATGAAAAGTAATATAAACCTAACTAAAATAATCCAATATCTATGATTGAAATAACCAAAATAATGAATTACTTAAAAAGAACTAATCCGAAACTATTTTACGAGATAAAACAACTACAATACATCAAACAAGTTTAAAGTCCTTTTTGTGAAATGAATCGTTTGGCTTGTTCGTTGATGTTTTTTTTCAGCGTTCTAATTTGTCTCCTTAATAATGGTTTCATTTCGTTCTTCTTTTTCTTTTTACTTATTTCTTCTAAATCGTTCACTACTGGAAAAGCGGATATAGTTTCTTTAAGAAGTTGTAGACTTTCACGTATTTCTGTTAAATTAAACTTTGAACTATCCAACACCAACAACATCGTCTCTAAATCACTCTTACATCGGTATATGAGACCATTGGGTGAGTTAAAATATTCGAGCAAAAGTTCTTGTTTCTGTGGTTCTTCGTTTTTAAGTTTTAACAAACTAAACATTCGTTTTAATGCTTTCATATAATTTCCGTCTCGAACTTCCATGGCGTATTCATTTTTAATATTTTCAACGATTTCTTCTAGAGTCATAATAGACATATTTGGTTCTCCATCTAAATAAATGTTGTATACTTCTGTAATCTCAACAAATCGACCCGATACTAAAGCCACAATGTCCATTTTTATCATCGACTTATGTCGTAACGCTTCCGCAAAACTCACACCTTGATTATTATTGTTCTTGATTTCTTCATACGTCCAGCGTAACGAAACACCATTTTTTTCACCACATTTAAAGTCTGTAATGACTACATTGTCTGACCGCTTTACCACTTCAAATACGCTCTTAAAATGGTTATAAATCATTGTATCGCTTTTACCACTAACGTTTTCAAATAAGTCATAATCCGAATAATAGATTGATTTTTTGATAGACGCTGAACCTACTACATTCACTTTGGATTCGAGAGACATTAGTTTGCCGATACTGGCTACCACATTATTGTATTCTTTCATTATATAATATACCATAAAATAATAAAGGGCTATGGTTCATTTGGGTTTAAATTAATAGATGATCGGTCATCGATGGTTGAACCCATATTCTGAATGAGGTTGTTTAATTCGCTATATTTCTTTTGGAGTCGCTTGAATATGACATCATACTTAGATATTTCAGGTGAAGCAGACGATACACTGAAGTTCTCTTTTATGGTTTGAGCGTCGCCTTTAAGTGCTTCTTGTAATTCACTATCGATTTCAATCGTCCATTGTGATAGTTTACTTTTAAATGTATTGTATAATGATTCAGTAAGTGGTGTCATTTGTTGAAGAAGATTCGCAATGGTTGAGTCGGATTGGCTTAGTGTCTTATATATGATATTTTGTTGAGCAACATCAGGTGACCCTAATTTTAGAGCCATTTGTTGGTTTTTGATAAAATCAAGGTTTTCTTTCAGTGTTGCTTTATATTTACTGCCTCTTACTGCACCAGCAAACTTATTGCTCCATACATCAAGAGCAATTTCAATTAGAAAACGTCGTTCCATTAGGTCGGGTACTTTATTCATCTCTTCCACTTCTGCCTCCATTATACTTTTCAAGTCTGTTAGCCCCTTCTCAAGACTTACAGATAGTTGGTTTTTAACTGCTTCTTTAGTATCAACATTATCCAGTTTGTATTGTGTATATTCGGCCTCAAGTTGTTGTTTCAAGAACGACTGATCCCCTTGTTGTAGTGTTGTCTTTACTTGTAGTTGATTTGCTAAACCATAAAGATTGTTGAAATCGCTCAACCATTTAGACGAACCAGTGTCTTGACCGGATTTGATTCTCGCTATTGTCTCGTCAGGTGTTTTTTTCAATTCTTTCATACCTAAACGCTCAAACCGTTTAGCGACTTCAAACACGCTATTTCCATCCAAACTATACACAGAAGTCATATATATTTAGGCGTATATTTTATTTTCATAATATATAATGAAACAATTTACAGAAAACACATTGAATAAATCGCAATATGCTGACGCTATTAATTACTTTGTCACCAACTTTGATTTAGAGTCAGCATTCCCACATTGTAAAATCGTCAAATACGCTAATCTTGAAAAATATCAACATATTTACGATTTACTCCCAAATCGAATAGATTTTTGCTTTATATTGACCGAATCCAAATACAATCAAGGTCATTGGACTGCTTTAATTAGGAACGATAACAAATTCGAATATTTTGATAGTTATTCCGACAGCCCTAAATCAATACTTGACTTCATCCCAAATTATATGAACAAACAATTGGGCAACAACTGGTCCGAGGATTTAGGAAAAATTATCAAAAGTATAAAACCAACAGACAAGTTTATGTATAACAAAACCGCACTACAACAAGAAATGGAAGGCATCAACACGTGTGGACGTTGGTGTATCCTTCGTGTTGCTACTTTTCTAAAAGAAACTATGGACAACAAGCAATTTGTCTCTTATATCAAGAAGCAACAACGAAAGGTAAAACGACCGCTCGATGAAGTTATAACAATGTTGGTCTAATTTTTTTATATAGGATAATATATATAATGTCACGATGGGAATACGTGTATCTGAATTGTCTTATAAATAATATAGATAGTAACAGCGACTTTAACCACGAACCGCACCTTGTGTTCAATGAAGACAGAACTTCTCCGCTAATTACCAATTGTGAAAACTACGATATGAGCATTGCCAACTTTAAAGTGGATTTGAAGACATTGCCAGTGTTTATTCCAACGATAAAATACTCCGAGGATGATACGAATGAAAGCATTCGTAACCGAACAATATACAGTATCACCCTCGAATATGGTGGTTACGCTTCTACTGCTCACGTTTACTTTGAACCCCAAGACAAAACCAACGGAACAACGCCTCCAAGGTTCAAGGGTGGATATGCTGATTATCGTTCAGGGTATTACAATCTGTACAACTATGAGTTTTTTTTCGTGTTAGTCAACGAAGCGGTGAAACAAGCATTTATTGGTCTTCAAAAAACTCTACTGGAGTTTGGTCAATCAAAGGATATAGGGACAGATATGCCTTATTTCATTTTTGATAAAGATACTGGTTTAGTGTTTTTAAATGCTCCCGAATTGACATTTAACGATGACACCCCCGGCGATGTAGTCAATATTTACTTAAATAAACCGCTTTATAGACTCTTCAATTCGCTACCATTTACACACGAACTAACTACATTTGAGACTATGACCACAAAGGTTACCGCAAATGCTTATAAAATAAAAATGAGTGACTTCGGCAATGTCGCCGAGAACCAAGTCTTTCCTCCACAATCCGACGGAACTATAGCATCGGTAAAGGTCAACTATATATCGGTTCTTCAAGATTACTCTACTCTCGATACTTGGTCACCAGTAGAGTCTATTGTGGTGACCTCAAATACGATACCCGTTCAAAGTAGCAACACATCCGCAAACCATAGTTTTCAAAACGGGTCTGAAACCATAAGCGGTTCTAGCAACATCGTCGAACTTGAACTCTCAGATTTTAAGGCAGGGACACCTATCCCCGGGGTCATTTACGAACCATCTTACCCACGATGGATTAATATGCGAAACCAAAGCGAATTATCCAATATCAATATTGAAATGTATTACCGAAGTAAATTAGACGGCTCACTAATCCCAATCACTATATCGTCGGGTGGAACATTTAGTATAAAATTGGTATTTAGAAAGTTAATGTAGAAGAAGTTTAATCGCTAATTGCTATTTTTTTTATCTTTCTACAATATATAATGTCTAGCGAACTTTCTACCTTTCTAGTCCAAGATCCACGTATCAGCCGTATCACCAGCGATGTTCAAGTTGCGGTGAAAGATGGTCCTGCTTCGTGTGTGGTCCAAGGCTACCCTACTAACTCGAACAGCTCGTCCACTACCCTTTTCAATGTCAATGTCCCAAGCGAAAACACTCTTGTAGACCGCAACCTTCGTGTCCAAGGTACGATCCAATGTGTTATGGAATTAACTGTAGGCACAACTGAGATTAATGTCGATACTTTACAAATTGTACCATCTGCTTTTCCCTTAAATCAAGCACTTCAATCGGCATCTCTTACCCTTAACAATGCTAAAGTCTCGGTTCAATCGGCGGATATTCTCAACGTTATAACGAAACAATACCATCAACGATTTTTAAGCAAACACATCCAAACTACTCCATCTATGGTAGACAAATATTACGCCAAAGCGGTCGATGCTATGTCGGAGAACAAACCCTCGGCGTGGGGTGCTGGTGTTGAATCTGCCGAAAAAGACAGCGACACCGCTGGTCGTGCCGACTCTAGCATCAGTTACGTTGTCTACACAAGTGCTGGTGTTGCGGTTGCCTCAGGAACTAACTTGGCTGTCGCTACAACCTATTATGTAGAAATCTCTCTTGATGTGAATGAACCCATATTAGGAATGCCAACTCTTGAATTTAAAGAAGAAGAGTCGTCTTATTTAGGCATTAACAACCTCGAACTTGTGCTTCAATACAATGACTTTAAGAATGTATTTAATGTAAACAAAGAACTCGTATTGTCTTTCTCGAGTGGAGTTAAATTTGGAACTCAGGCGTCCACTCTTTTCTTGAAAGATGACGCCCGACTTATGACTCGGTATATTAGTCTTCATCCATCCCAATATGCAAAACTCAATGCTAAAAATATCCTTCCATATGACGAATTTGTAGCCTACAAAACAACCCTTTCTCTTCCGTCGGATGGTGTAGGTGTAAATGGGGCTATGACGAACGTCATTTCTATGCGTCAAGTGCCTGACAAGATTTACCTTGTGGTACGCCCTCAATATCGGTCACAAAAAGCATATTGGTCAAATAACCTCAGCTACCCAATCTCTCAAGTTAATATCACTTTCAACAACAAAGCGGGACTTCTATCTGAAATGGATGCTTATTCGCTTTACCAAATGTCTCGCCGTAATGGTTCTCAACAAACTTGGAATGAGTTCCGTGGCGTGGTTCGATCTGGGAACGGAGGGAAATTCACTTCTTTAGGAAGTATTATCGTCATCGATCCGGTCCGTGATTTAGGATTGAGCGATATGCTTTCGAGTTCTAGTCTTGGACAATTTGGTTTCCAAGCGATTGTGACTACAGAACCAATGGAAGGTATTGCTAACTCGGCCTTAGCCAATATTGAACTTTGTGTTCTTGCGAACTATGGTGGTGTAATGATTACTGAAAGGGGATCGAGTGCGACGATGAGTGGATTACTCACCAAATCAGAAGTATTAGAAGCGAAAGAAAAAGGAACTTCCAAAATTGATTATGAAGATGTGGAAGCTATGTCGGGCGGTAATCTTATGAAGAAAGGCGTGACCGCTCTCGGCGATGTGCTAAAACGCAACAAAGGAGCAATCGGTAAAGGAGTTGCCTCAGCGGTAGAGTCGGCTATTGGTGGAGCAAAAACGTCGTCGTATTCAACGTCTGGCGGTTCTCGGCTCTCCAAATATATGTAAGCATTTAGTCTCCAACACATTTTTTTTATCTCAATAGATATTATATGGAGTATACGAATGTTGTGTCTAGTCCACTTGTAGGAATTTCAGGTGGTAAATTAGACAAAGAAGTAGTGAGAAAAGTGGTTGAACATCTACCGCTAACCTCAGCCAACAAAAAACGATTGAAGAAACTTGAAGCATTACATGGTGCTGGTTTTTGGTCTGATTTTGGAACTGGGTTTAAACAAGGAATCAATGACGGATTAGATGTAGCAGGTAAAGTCGCCGATGTTGGTATGAAGGTAGCCCCTTTAATCGCAATGGCTGGTTCAGGTAAAAAATCTGAACTAGACAAAGCAAAAGAATCACTTAAGAAGTATGTCAATCGAGAACGAAAAACAATGCCATCTAAAAAACATTTAGCTCTTCTTGAGAAAGAAGGTATCATAAGTCAGAAGTCTGAAGGTGGTAACGTCTTTAAAGATATTGGTAAAGGTGTTTCGTCGGCCGTAAAAACCACACGCAAAGCGGTCAAAAATCCCGCTGTAAAAGGTGCTATTATGACTGGTACATCGTTGGTTGCTCCTGAACTTGCTCCTCTTGCTGGATTAGCACTTTCCGCAGCTGGAAAACCAAAAAAACAACCCAGTGCATGGATTCAGTTTGTTTTAGAATTTGCTAAACAAAACGGATTAAAATACGGAGACGCTCTAAAAAAAGCCGGTCCTGCTTATCGAAAAATGAAAGGCGGTTCATACCATATGGCAGTCTAATCGAATAATATATTACTAACGGTAATGTATTATTTTTTAGTATCATTTCTTAATATAATTATTCAAAGCTGTGTCTACACTGGTTGACATATCTGCTGTGTCTTCTTTCAAATTTTTCATCATAGAACCGTATTTAGAAGTTAAGTAAATATTGCGTAACATCGAAGAGCTAATATTTTTACCGAATATTCTGTTTAATATTTTCGTAACTTCGCCAGACTTTTCAATTGGATCGCCATCTATATGAACTAAAAAATGGACGTTATACTTCTTATTTTTCAGTTTGTTTTTCTGCGGATGATGTTTTAGGTAATTATTGATTACACTCATCATGTCGTCTTCTATGTCAATTACAACCGAGTTATATTTGTGATCAGTCTTATAGTTGTTAAAAATGAATTGTTTATTCTTTACATCCAAATAGTTAAACTCTGTATCCGTCATATCATTCGATATTTTCATCAAACAATAGTCAATATTCCGCCGAGGTGGTTGTAGAACGTATAGAGACAAAATGAGATGATGAAGCATTTGCGTGTATTCTTTCTTGTTGGTTATTTTTTTACTGACTTTTAATGATTTCAATTTATCTTCAATTTCTGTTTGCGACATCCAGTTTTCTTTTTGTGTCTCTGTTTTTTCTGTTCTAACTTTTAGGTCATTGTTCATTTTACTAAGCAATTCATAATATTGTTGGTAAAGGGGTTCATTTGTATTCTTTAGAACAACACAAGCTGAAATGATAAAACTACGTTGAGTTGTTGGTTTGTAGTCGTCAATAATGCTTAATACGTGCTTCATATTCTTTAAAAAGTTCAAATGGGTAACCTCCTTTCCATCATTCATTTTAGTCAAGTTTCTAGCGTATAGTTTTTGGCTAGACTCAGAAATTGGTTTGTCTCGTTGTTCGAATATAGATTTCAAAAAGGAGTTCATATATATTATTGTTAGATTTTAATTTATTAGATTTTAAATTAATAGCTACAAATAAATAACTCCTAATATATATATGCCAACGCCAACAAATCAAGTATTATACGATAAGGTAAAAGAGGATGTTATGAATAGATACAAAAAGCCATCTGCTTACGCTTCGGGAGCAATAGTGAAAGAATACAAGAAACGTGGTGGTAAATATAAAGAAGATGGCGAAGAAAGAGACCTTGAACGCTGGTTTCTCGAAGAATGGAAGAACGTAGCGAAACCAAATCAATATCCAGTTTTAAGACCTACCAAGAAGATTAGTAAAGAGACCCCATTGACACTAGATGAAATACCTAAATCTGTTTTAAATAAACAAGTAAAACTTAAACAAAAAATAAAAGGAGACAAAAACCTTCCTGAGTTTAAAGGAGGAAGCCTAAAGACAAATGAACTGAAGAATTTTCTTGAAGCTAGTTATTTAGAACCAGCACCTAACAAAATAAACGATTATACTTTAGACACAAAGTTATCAAACCTTTATGGTAAGGTATACACTAACTCTAAAATGAAGAAGGTTATTGTTTCGTTTCGTGGTACAAAAGAAGCGTCAGACTGGACAAATAACGCAGTCTTTGCGTTGGATTCAAATGCTTATAAATTAACCAACCGATATAAGACCGCTAAGAAGATGGTTGAATCGGCAAGGAAGAAATACAAAGGATGGCAATTTGAAATTATTGGACACAGTCAAGGCGGATTGTTAGTGAATACATTATGTAGCAAAAAAGATAAGGATTGTATAAGTTTAAATCCCGCTTACAAAAATGCGTCATTGAAAGACAATGAATACATCATTAGAAGCAGTGGTGACGTTGTCTCTACTTTATCAGCCCCCAAGAAATTTTTAAACTCAATCTTGTACCCCAACTGGACTAAAAACCATCTAATCACGATACCAGCGAAAACCAACAACCCATTGACCGAACATAAAATCGATATTTTAGACAGATTAGATCCAAACAAGAAAATAGGAAGGGGTGGAAGCAAAGCCACTGAAACGTGTTCGTGTGAGAAAAAGAGAGAACTAAAAAAGTATAGATTGAATGTTTGCTTGTCAACTATTTGAGCAAGACGCCGACAAAGATGCTGGGGTTTAAAAAATTGTTAGTTTTTTAATTCAATAAATCTAAATATTACCGAAAAGAAATATGTAGATTATCATATTTTAAGAAAATTTATAAATTTTCATTGGAGGGAATACCTACATTTATTTTATTGAGATAATCTATATTTTTCATGGTGGTAATGTTTAGATTTCGGCATTGTTTCTGTAAAATTATATGTCGAATTATATATATATGGCTTCGTTTACGCAACTTTTAAAATCGAGACAAATAGTCAACACAACAAATATAGATATTAACGCTGAAACAATTGATCGTATTATCAGTGATATCAGTAATATAGATACATTGACGTCCACGCATACAGGTCAAATCGGCTCGAACTCTAGTGATATCGGTAATTTAGAAACATTGACGTCCACGCATACAGGTCAAATCGGCTCGAACTCCAGTGATATAAATGATTTACAAATATTGACGTCCACACATACAGGTCAAATCGGCTCGAACTCCAGTGATATAAATGATTTAGAAATATTAACGTCCACGCATACAAGCGATATAGGAAAAAAACAAGATAAGTTAATAGCCGGTACAAAGATATCGATTGATGAGACAACTAATGTAATTTCGTCTACAACTGAAAAAGGGGACATAGGAGAAACTGGTCCACAAGGTATACAAGGCGAAACTGGTCCGACTGGTCCGACTGGTGCTGATGGTGCTGATGGGGCTGATGGTGCTGATGGGGCTGATGGGGCTGATGGTGCTACTGGTCCGCAAGGTATACAAGGCGAAACTGGTCCGCAAGGTATACAAGGCGAAACTGGTGCTGATGGTGCTGATGGTGCTGATGGGGTTGATGGTGCTACTGGTCCACAAGGTATACAAGGCGAAACTGGTCCGACTGGTCCGACTGGAGCTGATGGAGCTGATGGAGCTGATGGAGCTGATGGTGCTACTGGTCCGACTGGTGCTGATGGAGCTGATGGAATTGACGGTGCTGTTGGTGCTACTGGTGCTGTTGGTGCTACTGGTGCTACTGGTCCTCAAGGTCCGACTGGTGCTACTGGTGCTGATGGAATTGACGGTGCTGACGGTGCTGTTGGTGCTACTGGTGCTACTGGTGCTACTGGTGCTACTGGTGCTACTGGTCCACAAGGTATACAAGGCGAAACTGGTCCGCAAGGTATACAAGGCGAAACTGGTGCTGATGGAATTGACGGTGTTGATGGTGCTACTGGTGCTACTGGTGCTACTGGTCCACAAGGTATACAAGGCGAAACTGGTCCGCAAGGTATACAAGGCGAAACTGGTGCTGATGGAATTGACGGTGTTGATGGTGCTACTGGTGCTACTGGTGCTACTGGTCCACAAGGTGCTGATGGTGTTGATGGTGCTACTGGTCCACAAGGTATACAAGGCGAAACTGGTCCTGCTGGTGTTGATGGTGTTGATGGTGCTACTGGTCCACAAGGTATACAAGGCGAAACTGGTCCTGCTGGTGTTGATGGTGTTGATGGTGCTACTGGTGCTACTGGTGCTGATGGCGTTGATGGTGCTACTGGTCCACAAGGTCCGCAAGGAGAGACTGGTGCTACTGGTCCGCAAGGTCCTGCTGGGGCCGATGGAGTTGATGGGGCTGATGGTGCTGTTGGTGCTACTGGTGCTACTGGTCCGCAAGGTGCTACTGGTCCGCAAGGTCCGGCTGGTGCTGATGGTGTTGATGGTGTTGATGGAGGTGGTTCATCATTAGAAGCTGGAGCCAATATCGACATTACTGATGGCATAATATCAGTTACAGGAATCACAAATGGAACAATTGGCAACGAAGCAACAAATATATTTTATGCGGTAACAACCGATGCGATAACAATTGGGTACACAAATTCTTTTATCAATCCTTTTGATAATCTTGTTAAAACGAACACAGATTTGTTTAATTTTACTGATGATTCCAAAGTTACCATTTTAAAGAGTGGTAATTATAAAGTTGAATTTATGTGTGGATTTTACAACGTATCCACAACTAGATCAAATATAAGAGTAGGGTGTCACATAAATGGAACATATGATGAAACGTTTGGAGGACAACCAAGTTGTTACTTAAGACATTCAGATTTCGCACGTTATGGGTCTTGTTCTAATTCTTTATATTTTTCTCTCAATGCTAATGATACGATAGAATTAGAAAGCAGTGTAGACTTCGAGACCGACATTGGTTTTTATTCCAATTTCAATTCTTCTATTCAACTAATACGTGGAAGCAATATACTAATCACGTATTTAGACCAAAGTGGTTTACAAGGTGCTGATGGTGCTGATGGTGCTACTGGTCCGCAAGGCATACAAGGTATTCAAGGTGAAACTGGTGGAGAAAAAGGAGATACCGGTGCTACTGGTCCTGCGGGTGCTGATGGAGTTGATGGTGCTGTTGGTCCACAAGGTCCTGCTGGTGCGGTTGGTGCTACTGGTGCTGTTGGTCCACAAGGTCCTGCTGGTGCTGATGGAGTTGATGGAGTTGATGGTGCGGATGGTGGTATAGCAACAACTCTTGGGTATGCTTCACATTTATATGAAGAATTTGGAATATTTACATCATCCATAACAAGTTTAACACATACATTTGAGAACACTTTCAATGTCAATGGAGGAACTCTTATTTTTACTTTTGAAACAACCGCATTTAAACCAAACGGTGGGACATCTACAATTACATATCAAATATTAACCGCCAATAATGAAATAAGACACGTGTGTAATCATTCATTTACATTTACAACACAACATCATAGGAACTTTCTACCAAAAACATGCGTAGTTCCTGATTTAATTGAAGGTGAGTATAAAGTTCGAATAGTCAGAGAAGACATTTATTTTAGAGTAGATGCAGATTGTTATGTTGGTGGAATCGTACAAGAATTACCAAGATTATTAAATGAAACAATCCTCGTTTATACGCCTACTACAAACCCAATATTAAAAAATGCTGTAGCTTATTTTATAGATAATACACAATTATTACCGGATGGGATAAACTCCAACAAAAAAAGTGTAAATTCAATAAGTAATTGGGATGTTTCTGGTCTTACAAATTTTTCTAATGCATTTTATGTTGATTATTTTGATTTTAATTCAGATATATCCCAATGGAATATGAGCAACGCCACTAGCACTTCTGCTATGTTTTTTTTATGTCAATCTTTTAATCAAAACATAGGAAATTGGGACATGTCAAAGAACGAAAATATGATGGTTATGTTTGCACAAGCTAATTCATTTAATCAAGATATAAGCAATTGGAATACGAGTAATGTAACAACCACAAACGGTATGTTTTATAATGCTTTTCAATTTAATCAAAATATAGGAAGTTGGAATTTGTCAAAAGTTACAAATATGAGAAGTATGTTTCAAGGTGCTACATCGTTCAATGGAAACATATTAAGTTGGGATACATCAAATGTCACTGAGATGGCGTATATGTTCAGCGGTTGTACAGATTTTTTACAAGATATACGAGTATGGAATGTGAGTAGTGTTCAGGTGAATTATCCGGGCGGTGGTTTTACTGGTATGTTTGAAGGTTGTACTCGAATGTTAAACGCATTTCCAGAATTAGCAACATCAGAGGGCATAGTAGAATGGTTTGCTTCAAGTGATGGAGGAACGTTTCTTAGTTAAGTTGTCTTTTTTTATATTGAATATATATATATGGCGTCTTTCAGACAACTTTTAACGTCGAGACAAACAGATAATACAGAAAATATTGAAGAAAATACCGCCAATATTGAGAGCTTGTTCATTACGACCACCGAACATATTGGAACATTAGCAAGTCATCAAACACAAATAGACACAAACGACAACGACATATTGGCATTACAAGGGAGGTTAGACACTGAAGAACCGAAGACATTCGCTTTACAATTACTTACAGCCAATCACACAAGTCAAATAGAGTCGAATGATGGTGACATATTGGCATTACAAGGGAGGTTAGACACTGAAGAACCGAAGACATTCGCTTTACAATTACTTACAGCCAATCACACAAGTCAAATAGAGTCGAATGATGGTGACATATTGGCATTACAAGGGAGGTTGGACGCAGAAGAACCAAAAACATCTGCTTTACAATTGCTTACAGCAAGTCATACTAGTCAAATAGAGTCGAATGATGGTGACATTTTAGCATTACAAAATCAAAAACAAGAGAATCTAAATACAGAATCCGATATAAGTATGAATAATTTGTCTCTAGAAAATGATTTACACATTAAGGGAGATTTAACTTTAGATGGTTCGTTTAATATCAATAATCTTATGTACAATAACACCACTATAAATAATGAAATCATTATATCTACACAATTAGATATTTCCAATCAAGGATTCGGTCCAGCGTTAAAAGTAAGTCAGTATGGAAATGGTGACACGAACCCAGTCGCCTTATTTGATGCAGGAAATGAAGGAGATGCTTTATTGATTGACTCGGTTGGAGACGTAATCATATATAAAAATTTGGCGGTTGGTGAAAGAAGTGTAAACCACGCATTCACACAAATAGACAATTTGGAATTACTCACTCAAAGCCATACAATTCAAATCGAGTCTAACGACGAGGACATCTTATCATTACAGGGTAGGTTGGACGCTGAGGAACCGAAGACATCTGCTTTACAAGAGCTAACTCAAAGCCATACAAGTCAAATAGAGTCGAATGATGGTGACATATTGGCATTACAGGGTAGGTTGAACACTGAAGAACCGAAGACATCTGCTTTACAAGAGCTAACTCAAAGCCATACAAGTCAAATAGAGTCGAATGATGGTGACATATTGGCATTACAAGGAAGATTGGACACAGAAGAACCGAAGACATCTGCTTTACAATTGCTTACAGCAAGTCATACTAGTCAAATAGAGTCGAATGATGGTGACATTTTAGCATTACAAGGAAGGTTGGATACAGAAGAACCGAAGACATCCGCTTTACAATTATTAACCGCAAGTCACACAAGTCAAATAGGGGCTAACGATGATGATATATTGGCTTTACAGGGTAGGTTGGACGCTGAAGAACCGAAGACATCCGCTTTACAATTACTTACAGCCAATCACACAATTCAAATAGAGTCTAACGACGACGATATATTAGCATTACAAGGAAGGTTGGATACAGAAGAACCGAAGACATCCGCTTTACAATTATTAACCGCAAGTCATACAAGTCAAATCGAGTCTAACGACGACGATATATTGGCATTACAGGGCGAAGTTAGTGGAAATACCAGTTCTATATCCGCTTTAGAAGAATCCAAACAAGACAACTTGACAGCAGGAACACATATAAATATTATCAACAATATCATAAGTGCAGAGTTTCCAGATGGCGAATATTCTAACACATTTTATGTCAATGATAATGAAGCAGGATTAAGTGGCTCGATACAACAAACACTCGACCTTATGGCACAACAAGAAGCCGTCGTATTGAAAATATCAGCGGGTTCGTATGGGATTGAAGATGTCGTAATAGACAATAAACGAAATATTGGAATACTTTGTCCATTGGTTGGAAATAGAACTATCACAGAATTAGCTGGAACAAAAACTTTAACCATAAGTAACTCTGAACGTGTACGATTAACTGGGTTACAAGTAAACGGGATGACTACTATTTCGGGGGATTTATTGAAACACTACTTTCATGGTATTAATTTAAATGGTGGTTTAACGATTAGCGGAGGTGGTTCAATTCCTTTTAAAGAATGGATGATCATAAGTGATAGCGACATTATGTCTCTCAATGTCAGTAACTTCACAGGGATTTTATACCTATATCGTTGTAATTTTTCAAATGCCTCTACTTTTATATTGAACCCATCGTTTTCGTATCAACAGATCGTTATGATTGATTGTCAAGGAATTCCTGATGATGTAACTTCGTTCAACGCCACAACGGGGTCTTATTTGCCGATTGGTTTAACTGGGTTCTATAGAAATGGAAATCAAACCATAGCGAATTTGTCTGAGCGTTATTATACTCGTAATGAAACCCCGTCACAATTGAACGAACTAACCAGTAAAGATTATGTAGATAGACAACTGAATACGAAACAAGATGTTATTGAGGATGGGGATTTAAATATTTCGAATATTGCTGAATTACAAACTTCATTAAACGCAAAACAAGATGTTATCGCAGAAGGTGATTTAAATATTTCGAATATTGCTGAATTACAAACTTCATTAAACGCAAAACAAGATGTAATTGTGGATGGTGGTTTATCTATTGCTAAAACGGCTAACTTACAAACTTCATTAAACGCAAAACAAGATGTAATTCCGGTAGGTGGTTTAACTATCGCCAAGACGGCAAATCTACAAACTTCATTAAACGCAAAACAAGATGTAATTGTGGATGGCGGTTTATCTATTTCTAAAACGGCTAACTTACAGAGTTCATTAAACGCAAAACAAAATGTTATTCAAAATGGTGGGTTGTCTATTGCGAAAACAGCAAATCTACAGACTTCATTAGACGCAAAACAAGACGTATTGACGGCGGGAAATAATATCACGATTGATGTAAATAATGTCATTTCTTCGAGTGTAGACCAAGGCTCTCAAGGCGAACAAGGCATTCAAGGCGAAACTGGTCCTGCGGGTGCTGATGGCGTTGATGGTGTTGATGGTGTTGATGGTGCTACTGGTCCGCAAGGTATACAAGGCGAAACCGGTCCTGCTGGTGCTGATGGAGTTGGTTCATCATTAGAAGCTGGAGCCAATATCGACATTACTGATGGGATAATATCAGTTACAGGAATCACAAATGGAACAATTGACAACGAAGCAACAAATATATTTTATGCGGTAACAACCGATGCGTTAACAATTGGGGATACAACTTCTTTTATCAATCCTTTTGATAATCGGGTTAAAACGAACACAGATTTGTTTAATTTAACGGATGATTCCAAAGTTACCATTTTAAAGAGTGGTAATTATAAAGTTGAATTTATGTGTGGATTTTTTAACGTATCAAAAGGTAGAGCAAATATAAGAGTAGGGTGTCGCATAAATGGAATATATGATAAAACGTTTGGAGGACAACCAAGTTGTTACTTAAGAGATCAGGCATATGTACGTTATGGGTCTTGTTCTAATTCTTTATATTTTTCTCTCAATGCTAATGATACGATAGAGTTAGAAAGCAACTTAAACCTTGGGGACGAGATCGGATTTGATTCCAATTTTGATTCTGCTTTTCAACTATTACGTGGAAGCAATATACTAATCACGTATTTGGATCAAACTGGCCCACAAGGAGATACTGGTGCTACTGGTGCTGATGGTATTGATGGAATTGACGGTGCTACTGGTGCTACTGGTCCGCAAGGTATACAAGGTGAAACTGGTGCTGATGGTGCTGATGGTGCTGATGGTGCTGATGGTGCTACTGGTCCGACTGGTCCGACTGGTGTTGATGGTGCTGATGGTGCTACTGGTCCACAAGGTATACAAGGCGAAACCGGTCCGCAAGGTATACAAGGGGAAACTGGTGCTGATGGTGCTGATGGTGCTATTGGTCCGACTGGTCCGGCTGGTGCTGATGGTGAAGTTACCCTAGCCCAATTGAACACAAAACAAGACGTCTTGACGGCGGGGAATAATATCACGATTGATGTAAATAATGTCATTTCTTCGAGTGGTGGTGAGGGTGGTGGAGGAATAACCCAACAAGAACTGGACGATGGACTGGAGACGAAACAAGACATTCTGACCGCAGGGGCAAATATATCTATTGTAGGTTCAACTATTAATTCAGGAAGCAGTGCGTATTTTCTCTGTTTTTTGAACCTTAATTATACAAACTTGATATTAGGTGATTATGCGAGATTTCCAGCAATTTCGTTCCAAAAACCTAATACAGGAACAATGGTTGAGCAACATCGTGGACATGCATATACCATACAAGAAACCGGATTATATTTGATTGGATACTCACTAACCATGTTGAATCAGGGAGGAACAACAGCAATACAAATTGTATATGTAAGAAATGGGGTTGAAAAAAGTATAACATACAATGGTATAACTATACCAACGTCTGAAAATAGAAGTATTATTTTTCCATTAGAAGCAGGTGACCTTATAGCTGTGAAATATAAATCAGGAAACGCAGGTTATCTAACGCTTTATGGAACACCGTCTACAGAAAATATACAGACAAATATGTATGGATACAGAATCGCATAAAAACCATTCCAATTTAGAATAATATTTATATATAATATGGAAAAAGACAAATTATCTATAATCGTTCAAGACCTTAAATCAAAACGAGATGCCTTGTCGTTGGCACACGAACAACTTAAAAAAGACAGCGATGACTGGAATAAATGTATCATCGTTTTGTCTCTCGTTACGGGAATGTTTGAATCTATGAAAATACAAATGGGATGGCAAAGTGATGCGGTCGCATTAGTTCCAATAGCTTTATCGTCCGTCATTGCGTCCGTATCGGCACTCATTAAGTTTAAGAAGTTTCCTGAACAAATGGAGGTCATTTTACAATCTCAAATGCTTTTAACGCATACACTCAACAACGCCCGAAACCAATCCGAAATGAACCCACAATTACATAAGGAATACAACAATGCTTTAGAAAAGTTAGAAATTAGTATATATCCCGATGTACGTCGAAAATATCTGAAAATATCGCACAATAACCTGATATCTATTGTGAAACAAGAAGTGAAGTTTTTCGATTTGCTTCAAAAAGCAAAGAATGGAGAACCTATGTCAGCCAACAGCAGTTTGTCGTCGAACGAAAACATAATACGAACGGACGAATATGAACTTTAGGTATATGGTGTAAAATCGCTCACAATATTGACCATAATATTGCGAACCATATCCGCCGTGACATTAAGGGGGATTATAGACAGATAAAAAGGACCTCCTTACTCATATTTTTTGAGAGGGTAGTTGCTTATCAATAATTCCTTGCGGTCTTTTGAATTTTGCCAAGGCGTTTTTACCTTCCAAGGCTTGATATTGAATCCCTTGAATAATCTGCGTATATAGGGACTATCGTTTATTGTCATCAAAAAAATACTTTTGACACCTTTAAGTAGGGACGCCAACCTTTCGAAATTGAAGTCAGTATCTTCCGCATAACCGAAGTCTTTATTTGTATTCTCATAAGGTGGGTCTAAAAAGAAAAATGTATCAGGACTATCATATTTATCAATGATCTCTCCATAGTCTTTATTTGTAATTCGTGCATCTTTTACAATATCTTTCCAGCGTGTAAGACATCGTTTCAGTTTGTTAAACGGATTATTATCTTTGTAAATATTCTTGCTTTCTTTCACGGGTATTCCACCGAACCCATAACAAGTTCGTATTATCTCACGGATTATCTTTATTTCGTTCGTGTTCGGTTTTCTATCCCAAAATGCTTTTATTTTTGGAAGAGAGTCCAAATCTTTACGATATTTGTCTAAATCCACCGACGTGTTTTTGATTAGATTGTATCCTTTTACTACACATTTGTCTAAATCATTCAATATAGTTTCTTGTGCCTTTTCCTTGTTGTAAAATATTGCTCCTGAACCAACAAATAACTCAATATATCTTTTGTGAGGAGGTATAAATGGAATGATAACCTTTCGGTGTAAATATTTATTACCTTGACGACAAAAAGGAGGTCTTAACGTTGGTTCTCGCATAGCTACCCCTCCTGATAATGTTTCCATATTTATAGTATACCCTTCAAGTTCATTAAGGGGCATTATAGTATAGACTGATAAAAAAGACCTCCTTTATTTAGGAAAAATCCCAACTTTCCGAAAAATAAAATCTAAACATATATTATAATGTTCGACAACCTACCAAAGAAATATTTGATTTATATGATATGCTGTAATGTAACCAACAAAAAATACATTG